TGATGCAATGGCTTACGCAAAAAATAATGAAACCTAGAAAGTCTGTTGGTGTTGAGGTCTTTGGTTTGCCAACGGTTCAGCTTGGAGATATTGTTCAGATTGACTACACCAATGAAAATGGTGTTAATGAAATAGCGGAAAAAAACTCCAGGTTTGTTGTTTACAACATTGAGTATTCTAGAGATCAGGACGGACCAAAAATGACTACATATCTAAGTGAGGTGTTATAGTGACAGGTGACGTAAGCGCTACCCCAGACATACCAGATATTCAAAGCACAACAAGTTCAAGTGCTAGATCTGGCATAAAAATTGCCACCCCAGATATTATTCAGTTTGATGAAAGTGCTATCCCTGTAGACGCAATGACAAATCTTCTCTTTGAAAATATTGGGGGGCAAGAGATTCTTGGTGTAGCTAGAAATGATATAGTAAATGGTCAAGATGTTTCCTACAACCTTATTAGTAATTTAAAAAACATTAACCTAAGATACAATTCAAAAAATATTTTTAGCATTCCAGAAACTATTGAAACCTATTTTAAAAACTTTTCTATTAGGCTTTCTACTCACGTGCCAGAAGTTGGAACTGGTCCAGAGGAGCAAAGGGTTTATGTTTTGCTCCAAGACAGCAGGTCTGGCAAAATGGGAGATTTGGTAGTAGACGTAATTAACATGGAAACAAACGAAAGAGTTGACATTGAAATACTGAAAAGTGGTTCCGTTCTTGGTGATACAATATATAGGGAGGAATCTTGATTACTAATACCGGAAGAACAATTTTAGCTAAGTACCTTATTGGTCAGGCGCCAGCATATGCATCTCACATATCTTTAGGAGTTGGAGCTGTACCTCTGGACGAGCTAACAGCTTTTGGAGACTACTCTGAAAAACAGAAATTGGACTTTGAAGTATTAAGAATACCAATTACCTCAAGGGGCTATGTTTACGATGAGGCTGGCGCAGCAAACATTGTTTTTGCTGGAGAGCTGCCGGGCGATCAAAGATATCTTTTTAGCGAGGTAGGAATATTTTCTGCAAAGTCTAACCCCGCAGCCGGAGCACAGGATAGCAAAATGATATATACATTTTCAGAGTCTGAAAATTGGGAATACCATAACGCGTTAGCGGCGGTAGGCATTGACACAAAGGTTGCACCACTAAATGGTGCAATAGAAGAAAGTATTATTAATCCTTTAGACATTAACGAAGCTCCTATACCTGTTTTTAGAACAAACTCAGACAATCAAGCATTTAACAGTGATACAAGAACTTCTAAGTTTGAGCTTCCAAGATTTTTAGAAACAGCCCTGCTGGTTTCTGGAAACATGTCTTACCTAGAATCTGATGGAACGACTCTTTCTGTAAAAGCAGCATCTGCTGGAGAGTACTGGGGGACGCACATTCACCTTACTGGAATCAGTCCAAACTTTAACAAGAACTCTCCACAGGATCAGCTGTTGCTTGCTTTTTCAATTATGGACAAGTCAGCTGATCAAACAATATCTATTGAAGAAGTACGGATAATGATGGAGTTTGCTTCTAGTGACAACCTTGATCCCGAAAACTTTGCAAGGTTCCAGGCAGCGATTGCGCCTGGACAAGTGGATGACGTTGTTGCATCTGCTGTTAACTTTAACACAAACCGATACTACATAGCCAAGAACTCATTGGGAGATCTTGTAAAAAGTACTGCATTTACTTGGGATATTGTTAACAGCTTAAAGATTTACTTATCTGTAATAGCAAGAAATGTTGTTTCTTTTGCAGAGGTTTCTGGCAATGTAGCAACACTAACAATTTCCCAATCGCATGGAATCTCTGTAGGAGACATTGTAGAGGTTGCGGATGTCGGAATACCGTATGATGGAGAACAAAAGATAACCGCCATTGTAGACGATAAAGATCTTGCAGAGTATTCAATATCGTTTGACCTTGTTTCTTCAGATTCTTCTGGTGCTGTCTCTGGCGTCGCCTTAGCCCCATCTAGCAAATTTTATGTAGCCCTTGACGGATTCCGGCTAGAAAACATAACTTCTCAAAACCCACTTTATGGTCTAACTGGATATTCTGTAATAAGAACAGAAACTGGTCAGCCAATTATTAAAGAGCCAAACACCTCAAACCTTGTTGAGTTTAGGTACGGAATGGATGTTGCCTAATGCCAAGGGGCCAGCAAAAAGCAATCTTGCCAAAAGCAGATTTGCCAGCGGTGAGTAAGCTTTCTAGTGGAGAGTATGGATATGTCGTTAGGTATAGGATTATCTCAGAGGATCAGAACAGATTTTCGGCTTGGGCTCCAATCAGAGAGCTAACAATTCCAGATCCAGTCCCTGTTGGTGGAGACGTAGTCGTAAATGGCAGTATTGTCCAGGCTGTTTGGGGAGACGAAGAGAAAAGGCCAAGCTACGATGTTTTTGTTAGTTTTGATGAAGGGCCATACGTTTATCATGGAACAACGCCAATACACAACTACTCTTTTTTAGCAGACTACGAAGCTGAAACTGTTTCTGTAGCAATTCAAATTGAAAGCATAAACAAAGAGAAGGCAGACTTTCTTACAATATTTGAAAGTTTAGACACAGACCTGGTACAATTGAGCTAGGAGAAAAATGTCAAGAATACCATTACCCAGCAGAGGACAGCCACTAGACCTGTCTTACATATATCAGCTAGCCGAGGTTATCAATCTTATGGCGGAGGATCTCTCCCCCACCACTGGAAGGTATACGTCAATAGATACAGCGTCAGCTCAAACTCAAAACGTAAGAACTTCTGACGCCAGAATTGTTGGAGGATATGTAACCGTTTCAAATAGCTCTACCACAAGCCCAGACGGGGAAGGCAGCTTTAGCTATAACTATAGCGACTTCGCGTATGCCCCAATTGTAACGGCGACCCCAATACTTATTGATGAAGCAGCAACAGAGTCTGGTAAGGATATCTCTGTTGTATTGACAAAAGTTACAAATAATAGGGTAGAAGGTATTGTAAAGTTTAGTACTATTGGTGTTGCCTCTGTTGGTCTTAATCTTTTAATTGTTGGCATCCCCGTTTAGGGATTTATGGATAGAGAGGCGTATAATAGCGCACCAGTAATAACTGGTAGTAAGAGTGTTTGGTTTTTAAATGATTGTCTTGTACGTAAATATCATTTTAATAAAGCCAGCGGAATAATGTCTGTATTCAACATAACAAAAGATCAAATTGAAAGTTGCTTAATTGGTGATTTTAAAAAAAATAGAATAAAGGCGTATACCGTTAAAGAGACGGCAGAGCTTGTCTGCAGGCATCAAAAACATTTGTACAGATTGATGCACCAAGGAATGATTCCTCCGCCTGTAGGTGCTACGAAGGGCGGAGAGAGGGCATGGAGGGTTCGCGCATACTACTCAGAATCAATGGTCAAGAATATTCGTGATATACTTGCTTCAATACATAGGGGAAGACCACGTAAAGACGGCCTTATTACTAATGACATTACTCCTACCATTCAGGAGTTGACAAGGCGCATGGGAAGTGGTATCCTGACATATGTGAGGACAGAAAACGGACAATTCGTTCCGTTTTGGTCAGAAAGCATATAGCTTTCTGTTATTGAGAGGGTATGAGATGGAAAATAGTAAAGCAAGGGTTACTGTGGCTTTAGGCTACACCCTTAACCTTGGGAACTTTCAGTCGCTGCGTGTTGATCTTGGAGTAGAAGACTCCGAGCGCGAAGGTGAAAATATTAACGAAGCCTTTGATAGGGTTTACTCTTTTGTAGAAGAAAAGCTTGCAGAAAAAGTAAGAGAAGCCTCGGCAGAAACTAACCAGTAATGGCTGAGCGCAAAGACCGAATGGCTTTGCTCTCAAGATATGCAAAGCTCCACACCGCACGGTATGGATCAAGGCCTGAATATAATATTAATCGAGAGCAGTGGTCAGCAGATAACCTGATTGAGTCATACACCTTGTATGGCTGTTATGATCTTCTTGAATATTACTTTGATGTAAACAATAGTCCTAACTGGAAGTATTTTTCCAACTACACAGACTCAATTTTACAGTCAAAGAAACAAGTTAAGGAAGACAACGAAGAACGTTTAGAGAGACGTAGATTGGCAAGGGTATGGTTAAATGAATAACACAGAAGCTAAGGTTATATCGGCAGTCCTAGCAGACAAGCAGGTTCATGTCTTGCTACAGGCAAATATTGGTGGGCTGCTTAGGACGCACGGAGACGTTTGGGATTTTATTCGCAACTACTTTGAAAACAATGCCTCTGTTCCTCCCGTATCCATTGTGATTGAAAAATTTAGAGACTTTGATGTTTTGCAGGGGGTTGGTTCTACCAAGCACCACTTAGGAGAACTGCAAGTAGAGTATCTTAATGACAATCTAAAAGATATGCTTCGTACAGCCGCTACAGATGTTCAGTCTGGTAATGGTTCAGAGGCCTTAGAAAAGCTGATTGGTCAAACATCAGAGCTTAAAAAAAATACATCTACAATTAGGGACATCGATGTTACGGATACCGCGTCAGCAATTGCATACTTTGAAAATGTAAAGAAGCAAAATGCTTTGGGACAGATTGGAATTAAGACTGGCTTGCCAGGATTTGACAACTACCTTCCGGCTGGCATTATGCCTGGACAGCTTGGAGTATTCTTGGCATATCCAGGTATTGGCAAGTCTTGGTTAAGTTTATACTTTGCGGTTCAGGCCTGGAAGCAGGGTAAGTCCCCAATGGTGATTAGCTTGGAGATGTCTGAAACAGAGGTTCGTAATCGAGTCTTTACTATTATGGGCGAGGGGCTATGGTCACACAGGAAGATGAGCTCTGGAGACGTCGAGCTCGATACCCTAAAGATGTGGCACGAAAAGCACGTACAGGGTAAGCCAGAGTTTCACATTATCTCAAATGACAGCGGTGGAGAGATTAACCCTTCTGTTCTAAGAGGAAAGATTGATCAGTATAAGCCAGACTTTGTTGTTGTAGACTACCTTCAGCTCATGAGTCCTAATCAAAAATCCGAGAACGAAACGGTAAGGATGAAGAACCTTTCTCGTGAGCTTAAGCTTATGGCTATTTCTGAAGAGGTTCCCATTGTGGCTATTTCATCAGCTACACCCGACGATGCAACCAAGATGGATACTGTTCCAACATTGGGACAAACCGCGTGGTCAAGACAAATAAGCTATGATGCAGACTGGTTGCTTGCGCTAGGAAGAGGAAGCAACAGC